TTAGAGGATCGCCTGAGCACCCTGTTCGTCGGGTCGCAAAGGGTTAAAACAATAGACGATATCTAAGCATGTAGTATTCTCGAGCGTAGTGCTGGCGGACGCGGGTTCAACTCCCGCCACCTCCACCAAATACTTAGCTGAATATAACTGAACATAGTGTTGTATAAAGCGGAAAGGCTTGATTCTAAAGGGATCAAGCCTTTTTTTATGCCTAAACATAACTGAATATAACTAGGCATAGTGTAAGTTTTCGGCTTATTTTGCACTATTTTGTTTTTTATTTTGCACTAAATATTTGCAGCCATTTTGCACTATTTTATAAATCTAACGCTTAAATAAAGTTGTTGACCTCTATAGTAGAGATCAACATAAGATGCTTACACAGTAGTAGATACGCGAGCAAAGCCATTAGACCCATCAATGCCCGCAAGATACGTGCCTGTATTTACTTCCTCTAGTAATGACTTTTCGCCTTGTCCAGCTCGACCCACGTACAACCGCGCATACTGCGTGCTTTGCGTATTGTTTGTATAAATAACAGAGAGTCGAGCACCTTCACCACCACCACCGCCAAAAGCTTGTGTTTCGATCAAATAGCCATCTGCACCATCACCACCGCTACCACGACCATTTGAGTCTGTTGAGGCGCCTGTATGATTATCAGCATTAGCATTACCAGCTTGACCGTTTGTACGTGTAGCAGATGTATATGCACCCACCATAGACCATTCACCGCCACCACCTGCTGAAAAGACAATATTTGTGCCTGTAATAGATAAGTATGTTGCTTCACCATCTTGGCCTTTGAGCGGTGGCGGGTTAGAGTTTGCAGCTAAATCTTCGTATCGTGATGATCCACCACCACCACCAGCGCCAATCAACAAGAATGACTTTGACTCACCTGCAAGGATTGGAAAGACGACAGGCGTACCTGTATAAATATAGTCACCATTGCCTGCCGATGCAGTTAGGCCTTCTGTTTGAATCACTGACCAATTGATATTGCCTGTGTAGCCAATGCGATTTGTGCCTGAACGATTCCAAATATTAATTGCAATTTTGTCATCGTGGCGCGTTAAGCTCCATGCTTCATGCCCACCTTCTGGTGTGAGCTGCACAGCATAACGAGTATCAAGAAAGCTCATATTGATTGCTGTGGGCTTTGTAATTTCTAACGGCTGACCTGCTTTAATCACGCCTGACAACAACACTTTCGGGTATGATGTAGCAAGGCTGTTTGATAGATTTGAAATCTGTTGTTGTAGTGACTCAAGTGCATCATATAATTGTGTTTGAATTGTACTATCAGATGCTTCTTGTTGTTGCTTGAGTTGTTGCAAACGTGTTTCTATTGCAGTGCTTAATGCTAATAAACTTTCTTCCGTAGCAAGTAAGTTGAATAGCTGCGTGTTATCACCTTTGCTTAAAACTACACCATTTAATTCGAGTAGATTAGCGAGTTCTTCTTGAATAGCATTGCACCATTCTGGCGTTAGATACGTTGGATCGTGACCTGCCAAGTCTGTATTGTCGTGAAAGCCTGCTTTGCCTGCGCCATTCACGTCTTGGCGTGCATTTGCTGAGTCGATACGTTGCATCTTTTAAGCTCCTATGCAGCATCTAATTGAATTTTAAACTCTGTGCCGAAAATACGGGCTTTTCGACGAGCTTTTAATGTATATAAATTTTCTGCTGAACCATGCTTGCTATGCGCAAAAGTGCCTCCGCTTACGCTAAAGTAAATCGGCACCACAATATACATATATTCTATATCCGCCGTTGCGTTTCTATTAGTGTTTACCGCCATGAAAAACTGCGACTTATCGTAGTTGACAAGAAAAGAACCTCCGTCGAATTTTTCATCCTCATTTTCGTAGCCGATGCCACTATCTTCGTAATAGCCTGAATCACCAACTGTTACGATTTTTTCGTTTGCTGTTGCCGCATAAACATCTGAGCGTTTAACTCGGATTGCAAAGTACATTCGCACACTATTCGCATTAGCTTCGCCTGCCAAAACATTAGGTTTCACATAGTAAATATCACCGACTTTTCGCACTTTTGCACCACGATTAAAGCGAAGCGGATCTTTTTCGATCCCATAGCCGTCATTAACCGCAATAGCGGCCTCCGCTGATAATTCTGAGTTATTCGGGAAAGATGTTGTAATCGCAAATTTACCATCGGGGCTTTCTACAATAGCTTCGTTGTTATTTGTGTTTCCTCCACTCTCAGGCGGCAAATAAGGCTCAATTGGCGCTTGTAGATTTAAAGTACGCACTTGTCCGCTATGATGCGCAGTGATTTTGACTTTCTCACCTGCAACTAAAGCATCGGGTAAATCAAAATTAAAATCACCTGTTACTGGGTCTGCTGTTACTGTTGCTGTATAACTTTGCATGTTAAGACTCCACATGAATCATAATTTTTGAACTTGGTAATGCACGACCTTTAATTTGCAAGCCGTCTGCACGTATTTGAGCAGTAAGTGAATCATCTACAACGGCTGTAACTTTCGCGCTGCCTGCTGTTTTACCTTTGATGATTTGATGATCTAATGTTGCATCTAAAGACATGATTGCTAATGCAAAAGAGTAATCATCTCGATACCAATCGACTTGCAAATAAGCGGGCAAATAATGCTCAATAATGCATTCCATATCTGCTAAAACAGGCTGTTTGACTAAAAGAACCACTTTATAGCGCATATATTCAGCATTGACTGATTGTGTGCAATTCGCTGTACAAGTGGTGGGTTTATAAGTCACTAGCCCATCTAGCTGTGCGCCAAAAACGCTTAAAATCATTTCTAAGTACGCATAATTAATCACGTTCTCTTGTTTTTTAATCAAAGCGAGTAAATCTAAGCGCTCTTGAATGCTGTATGACGTATTGACCGTACAATGCAGTGGTAAGCCATATTCTAGTTCGTACATTTCAATCAAGTCTTGTGGAATTGCTTCCAACACATTTAACAGTCGTTTAGCATCTAAATCGGCTTGAGCCAAGGCTTTAGCATGTGCATAAACGTCTTGAGCAATTGTTGTTTTTGATGATTGATCATACGCGCCCACAGGCAACAAAGTACGTAATACTTGGGCATATAAATTGGTCGTTTGTTCTAATGTCATACGCTTTGACTCACTGTGATTCTGCCTGCACGTAGCCAACCTGTATGCATCCAGTTGACGCTTGGGGTCACGTTAGAATCGGGCGTTAGCGTCACATCATCAACGTTAGATAAAGCCATGATGCGGGCATTTAAAACGGCTTCCTGATAAGGTTCGGCAGGGGCTAAAGAAGCGATATATTCAGCAATGGTATTTTCAACTGCAGTTAAATTGACATTACGACCTGCTACAACAGCGTGTACATCTAAGCGCTGTTCTGTGGGGCTATATACATAGCAATCTGCCCAAAAACCAACCTCAGCATCAAGCAGTAATTGTGCTTGTTCTAGTAGCTCAGGCGTTGGTAAAGAGGGTGGTGTAGTGTCTGCAGTAATCGCAACATCTAAAGAGCCCAAACCACGACGTTTTTTATATACGTACACATGCTTAATACCCGCAATGCTTTTCATTGCAGATTCAATATCCGCTTGACGATCACGACTTAAACCCAATTGTTTGCGCGTTAGAATGCGCTCACGCCAAGCTTCCAGTTCTTCAATGTCTGAGCCACCAGTAATGCCAATAACTTGTGCTGTGCCGTTTAAACCCGCAACAGGGCTTACCCATAGCAGACTTGCTGCTGTCACGTTCCAAGACGCACCTACTTGATCAGCAACCACATCGACTTGAGTTTTCACACCAGCTTTCACATCTACAGCAGTGACTACGCTCCAATAATGACCTTTGCCGTCAGTTAGCTTACTGCCAACAGCAATCGTAATATCTGTATTACTAGATGCTAAAACCTTGCCACCTGCCAACGTACCTTCTAAGCGTGGTACACCAACTTCAGCCGCATTGATATATAAATACGGCTCATCAGCAGTTTGTACAAATAGTTGACGCTTGATGTAGTCTTGATGCTCATATAGCCCCTCTACAGCTGCTGCTGTGCCTGCTGCACGAATGCCTGCATCAGAATCAAACGATGCTGTAATACCTGTTTGATTGCGAATTTCTTGCACAATAATGTTGTAAATTTCTTCAAAATTACGAATCTGCATTTAGCCACCTACCTGCACAAAATGAATGATGTTTTGTTTGTGACCTGTTAGCGTTGTAATTTCTAAAGTCAGATCAATACGGCTGCTTTCATGTTGTGCTGCCGTCACTTCAAGTGCTAAAAATCGTGCAGGAACTAAATCCTGTACTGCTTCATCTGCATATTGCTTAGCAAGTCGAATATTGCGTTTTACGTCTTTAGATCCCGCCAGTTGATATAAACGACTGCCTAAGTTTTTATTGCGCCACCATTTGCCACGGTGCGCTGTTAAACAGGTTTTAATCACTTCAATATCGTCTTGACTAAAGTCACTTTCTAACGATGCAGTCACATAGTCTTTGCTATATAAATCCAGTTTTGCCATATCACATTGTCCGATCTGGTGTTGTGGTATTGCTGCCATTCTTGTGTGCGTTGTATGTGTCACGCATGTTTTGCATGGATGACTTTTTATCTGCTACGTCACCTGTTGCGACTACATTGCCATCTACAAATAAGTCACCAGCAACGTGTGTACCGTCTTCTTTAAGCCAAACATGGTGCCCAAATTGATCATAGATACACGTTTCACCGACTGGTACTTCAATCACGATCTTGCCGCCTGAAGACGCCACGACAATTGATTTTGCGGTTTTGCCTTGCAGTGGAATAACAACCACTTTGGCGTCTTCAGGAATATGCGAACTAAAGCCCACTTGCTGAACAACTTCTACTTCTTGCAGTACTTCATCGGCATAGCCTTGTAGCTGCAAAAGCTTGGACGATCCGCGCGCCACTAATGCAAAAAAGGCTTGCCGTACTTGCCCAATGCCACGGGCCACCAATTCACTTGTTTGACTCATTTTGTTTTCCTTCTGTTTGATCTTTTGCCGTATCTTTTTTGGTCGCAGTCTTAGATTTCTTGGCAGGCTTAGCCTTTTTGGCAGGCTCTTTGTGTACTAAAGGCTGTGCCCAATCTCCCTGACGATTGAGTGTAATTTCAGACATCAAGCCGTTTTGACGATCTAGTGTCAGCTTGTAAGCTGTGACCATCCATTTTGCTGTTGCACGGATTAATCGATTGGTTTGTACGTCTACATAAAAGCCTTGTCGCCAAACTTTATCGTCAATCGTCCAACCCTCACGCTGGACAACTAACGAGTAGGCTTGTAAGTTGTTATCTTTTTCGATTTTCTTAAGTGCAGCATCTGCTTCAGCTTTGGTTTCAATGTCGCTTAGTGTTAGAATTTTTAAGCGCTTGTGCGTGTACTGTGTATCTACAGACGTTTCAGAGAGAATATTCTTCGCGTTAGAATCTTGGCTCAAGACTTTAAAATGCGTATAAACATTAGACACATCTTCATCGTATTTTAGACTTAGCACGTTATTGTCATTGGCATAACGCATCAGCTTTAATGGCGTTTGTACTTGATACGGATTGGCAAATGGGTCGCCAATGTTTAACACGCCTTCGGCATCAAACCACACCGCTTGGCCTGTGACTGCTGCCGCTTTGGTAATCGCATCAAGGACACTTTCGCCTGGCTCCACAGACACTTTGTTTTTCAGCCAATTGTTGTTTTGAACATTAACTTGTGTGTCTTGAGCAACACTTTTTAATAGCTCATCTAAGCTCATTTGACGACCATTAAAAATAGGTACTGAGCAGTCAATGAGTTGACCTGCCAAGTCACGCCCCGAAATTTGTAAGCCATAGCCGCTACGATCCACAGCTTCTGCGACTTTATCGGCAACAGAACGTAAAATTAATTCTTTGCCGTAGTACAGCTCAACTTGAGCACCACCTTTGACTGACTCAGGCAGTTGCAAGCCGTCTTGGTCAAATAAACTAAATGACCAACCATCAGCAGGGGTATCAATTGAACTTTCAATAGTGACTGCATCCCATGTATCAATTTGAAAGCCACCGATTAACAAACGAACGTTATTGTGCATAAATCACTAACTCCATGCCTGGCATGATCAGCGCAGGGTTCTCAAGCTGGGGATTTAAGCGACTGATTTCACCGCAGCGGCTCATATCTGCATATAAGTAATGTGCTAACCAATGCATCGTGCAGGGCATTGTCACAACTGCCGTGGTAATCGGTGGCCGTGTTTCAATGAGATCTTGAATCTGTTCATGCACCTGATCCGCGACTTGTTTATAGATCTGTACTTGCGTCAAGCTGGCTGCATCATTGACGATACGTTCAGCACGTATTGCAGCTTGAATGACTTGACGTGTACGCTGACGAATCACTGCTAAATCAAGGGGCGTTAGACTAACTGTTTTAACATCCTGTGCTGTTGCCATTTCTTTGCGTGTTTGCTCAATCACTTCTTGAGCTAATGCTACTTGTGCAGTGACATGCGTTGCACGCCAGTAACGCTGTAATTCAACAGATGCAGAATCATCATGAAATAAATGTTCAAAGCGTTGAATGCGATTAAACACATCACGCCATTTACTGATTGCGACAATTTGCGTATCAAACGTGACCAATTGAGTGACATCATTTACAAGACTCATCGTCCAATCAGCAGGGCTGAGTGCTGTGTCTAACGCAGCCTTTGAACTATTTAAAAACTGTTGTGCAGTGTTTATCTTGTTTTGAATCTCAGTCACAACGTTAAAAAAGCTATGACTCTCTTTGAGCTTTAAACGTTGTAATTGTTGTTGTAACCACGTCGCAGGGCTACTCATCATTTGACGCGGTGCAATACTTTGCGCAGCAGCACGTACAGGTACAAAGCGTGCTAAACGCTCGGCTTTAGTCAGCACTAAATCTATATTGATATAGCAGCAGTCTATTAATTCAGCATCATGATCAACGTTATAATTTAAGACTTGTGCTTGCTTGACCCCAAAGATGGGATGCACAAATTCACCAGCACCATGTTCATCTAATGCCGCTTGTAGCGCATTAAGCCAAACTAAATAGTCACTGCCGGCATAGACAGCACGAATCGCCACACGACGCGGCTCATTGCCCATGTCTTCAATCGCAGCTTCATTAGAATAGGGTGCTTGTTTAATTGATACCGTTTTTGCAAGTGAGTCACTTACTGTTATGCATTCAAACTCTACGCCTTTAAAGCTTGCATCGTGTAATTCGTCTGCCCAAGCCATAAAAAAATCCTCTTAATCTAAGAGGATTTTGGCAGCTTCGTTACAATACTTCGTGTGGAACTACTTCCTTACGAGGGACGTGATGAAGCAGGTTCAAAGCGTTCTCTATCTCGCATAATTTGAATTGCTGTTAATGTGACTAAAGCAGCATCATTATCACCTTGTTTTAGAAATTTTAAGGCTAGAGCAATAATATCGTCAAAATTCTGATTCATGATTACATCTCCAAACCAAGTTGAGTTGGTGACGCAATACGTGAGATGCGCCCTGTATGGGCTAAAACAAAGATCTCTTGGCTTGGTAGTAATTCTAAATCCATCATTTCACGGTAAAGTTGACGTACCATTCGCGTTGAGATTTGCATACAGCGTGCAATTTCGTCATTGTTGAGATCTTTTTGCAAATAGCGGTACATTTGACGATAGCGTAGATTATGGCTAAAGATGCCGTCTTTTAAACGTGAGTTCAGTTCTACTAAATGGCTATGATTGTTTAAGGCTTGTTGTTCCATAGCAATAAAGTAATGACGAGCTTGGCGACCCTTATCCGTCTTTTCGACCATTGAAAGTTCTTTTGCCATATCAAGACTAATATGATATTCAATACGAGTAGTTGCACCTACTGCTCGCTCACCAATTTGGGTGAATGAGATAAAATCCTGATCTTTAACAAATTTATATTCTGAAATCCGATTTTTAATCCAACTTGAAAAGTCTTTTCTTGAACCTAAAAATTGGTGTAAATCACGGGCATTAACAAGGGTTTGCGTTTTATAAGCAATACAGCCTTGGAATGTAGGGACGAGTGTATTTGTAGTCATAGGATTGACTCCGTTTGAGGTTTTATTATCACCACCAAAGAGACCAATCAAATGGTGGTGAACTAGACAGGGTTGGTCTACTGACTCAAACGGTGATCAGCGCAGCCGAAGCTGCCCACTATCTAGTCCACCATAACGCAGTGTACTAAATTTTTGCCATAAAAAAACCGCAAGTGCGGTATTTATGCACCGTTTGTATATTAAGGAGACCAATCCTTGTTCTTGATTTTGCAAGAACAAAATTATGGTGCAATATTTGTTCTCAAAAAACAAGCTATTTTTGCATTTTATTTTGCACTAAAAAATAACCCCCACTTTAAGTGAGGGTTATATAAAGTTTTATTTATTAATAGGTAAGTCAAAGAATCCAACTGCGTAAGGGGCGGTGGACTCTCCTCCTGAAGTATTTGAATATGACATTTTGCTTATAACAACACCACAAAAAGTTCCATTAGACCGAGCTTCAAGATCACCTGTTTCGCCTAATGCGATAAATGCAAAAGGTTGTAAGTTGTTATCACTCATAATGCCTTGATAAGCAGTAAATCCACCACTACGATCCGCAGAAATTTGGACAATTGTTCCTTTAAAACAGATACTTTTTCCTTTCTCAAGATATGAATCCTTCAGAACTTTACCAACTGTGGTTGATGGTAGATTATTAATTTCATTAAGTTTAATACCCTTGAAATCAATAAAATAGGCAAGAGCACCTGCGGCTGTTGGATGCTCATCTAATGTATCCTGCATATCAGGTTTTAGATTTTCTATAAATTGTGTTAGGGATAATTTCTCTAAACCATTACTAATTTCACTTTCTGTTGGTTGAGCCGCTATTGCTTGATCAGCTTCATCGGTTTCAGTATTATTTTGACTACATCCCATGAGAAGCAACATGGATAAAATAAAAACATAAGTTTTTTTCATTTCAAGCCCTTACTTGTTTTGTAATAAATCACCAACCACTATAGCGATGTTTGCTAAAGGGTTCATGCATTTTATCCAAAGGTGGTAAACGCTCTGGTGAGCGTACAGGTTTTTGCTCATGCTCCTGAGTTAAGTGAGGTTTTACAGTAGGTTGTACTGTTTCTTGAATCATACGCTCTTCTGTTTTTGACATTTTCATCACCTATGTAAATAGTTTTTCACTACTGTTTTGGACGTAACAAGTAAGCGGGGGCAGGGGCAGCTTGACGGTTTGCATTAGACATTGGAGGTCTAAGCAATGATGTCACTGGGCTGATATTCTGTGTGTAATTAATCACAGGTTTACCGTTGGCTTGCGTGACCCCAATTAACGTACCGAGCTTTGCACTAATATCGGCGGACAAGCTGTTTTGCAGTTCTTGTTGTGCAATCATTTGTTCATACTTTGCATTGGCTTCAAGTGCTGCTTGTGCTGTTTCATTGCCTAAAGCAGCCCAAACTTTAGTAGCCAGTTCTCCAATTTTGTCATTTAGACTTGTGCCTTCAATCCCTTTACTGACTAACGTGCCTACGCCATAACCTGCCGCACCTGCCAGTGCCACACCGCCACCCACTTTTGTAGCAATCGCAGCACCACCTACCACTTTGGCAGCAGCACCCGCCAGCTTGCCGCCTTTACCACCAGCGACAGTATTAACTACAGCAGCGGCAGTGGCACCGCCTGCTAAAGCAGTAAGCGCAACGGTTGCACCATAAGCTGCACCTGCTAAGGTTTCATGTTTACTCGCAACACCCACCACCATATCTTTTAAACCACCAAGTGAACCAGACAACGCATCATAAGCTTTCGACTGAGCAAACAATTTTTCCTGTTCTAACGCTTGATTCTTGGCCCATTCTGTTTGATTGATCATGGCAAGATCCGCATCGACTGTACCTTTTGCAGCGCCAATCTCTTTTTCAAGCCCTGGCAGTGCCGCTTTACCTTGTTGTACAGCAAGCAATGCTGACATGGCTTGACGATCTGCAATAAACTGACCAATCTGACTACCCATTGCAATACTCGACATTTCATCAAGTAAGCGACGACGTTCATCTGAAGTCTTTGCTGCATCAGCTTCTTTACGTAATTTGGTATAGCGATCATTGCCTTTTAATTCACGATCTACTAATTTGACCAAAGCTTCAACCGCATAATTACCTTTGCCACGCTCTTGAATAAAGTAGCCTTCCACGTCAAAACCCTGACCAACGACTTTACCTTTTTTATTTTTGACTGCGCGAGTCGGTAGTCCATCTAAATCAGTAATGGCTTTTTCTAACGTGTTAGTCAGTTCACGACTGGTCATTTTTTGCAGTAAGTTGACCACGTTATTACCCGCAATTGAACTATCTGCTGCGGTAATTTTAGCAGTCTGATTCAGTGCCAATAATTTCACCAAACCTTCATCACCGCTATAGCCTGCCACTTTTGCCATTGCCATTTGTTCGGGCAAGTAACGTGCTAAGTCTTTATATTCAAATGACCCGACTTGACCTGCTCGCATAGATCTGTCCTGTGCTAATGCTAAATCGCGCACCCCAAAGTTTTGCATGGCAATGGTCATTTTAGCAGCGTCAATGGTGTCAGCACCTGCGGCAAAAGCGGTTTTAGCAGATGCCATCAAAGCAGGCTGCACGGTACTGGTGTCATATTTACCTGATGCAATCAGCTCATTTAAAGCCGCAGCCACATCTTCACGTTTACCACCACCATTACGCACCGTATCACGTACATAACCTTCTAAGGTTTTCATTTGCCCCAAGCGATCCGCAGTACTTAAACCTTGACCACCAGATGCCGTTGCCGCGATATATGTCATGAGCTGTGCATAGTCACGCGGCTTTTGCATAGCGTTAGAAATCACCATGCCGCCTGCTACAGTACCACCGGCTACAGCCGTACCTTTTTGCCATAAGCTAGACGATGACTTTAAATCTTGATTAGTCTTATTGACATGCTGACGAGTCTGACGTGCTGATTGCTCCATGCGTTGCATTGTTGCCAACATTTGAGCAGCAGAGCTTTGTTGTTGCTTAAATGCTTGCGCTTGCAAACGTGTTTGTATGCTTTGCTGACGTAGTACACCCTCAAGCATTCGATTGGTTTGCAAGTTTTTTTCAGATGCTTTGGCAGTACTGAGTGTTGCTTGTGTACCTGCCTTAGCTGTGCTAACAAAGCGGGCCTGAGCCGTGCCAATCTGTGTCCAATTCTGATTAATCTTTTGCGTAGAGCGTACTTGATCATCAGCAATACGTTTTAGCTGCTGACCCGCATTGCCCTGAATTTTTAACGTGAGTGATACGGTGGTATTTTTCATTGTGCATGCTTCCGTTTCGTCGCAACATACTTCGTGCCCGCTGATACGGTTGGCTGAATCCTTGGTGCTGCTGGTGGCGCGGGTTGAGTAGAGCGAATATTGTGTAGCCGTTCGCTTTCATAGCTAATCAAAGCAATTGCCAAAGTTAAAGGCATCTCTTTAATGTCGGCATAAGGAATGCCTAAAGTTAAAAGGGCGCGTACTAAACGCGCCCGATCAATTAGCTCGCGGCTTTTTCCTTTGCTTCTAAATCGCTATTTAATTTTTCCAAATAATTTAAATTTGATTTAGACGACGTTGCCAGCATCTCATACGTCATTTGATGGGCATTGCCTTGGTCATCAATCAGCTTAGTCATAGAGGCTAGATCACCAATGGCAATATACTGCCCTGGTAAAATCTTGACTTGTGCTTCTAAATATTCAACGGCAGTCATTTGCGTCATGATCACTTGTTTAAGTGATAAATGCTCTTGACCGACAGTGAGTTTGATTGCAACCGGTAATTCACCTTCAATATGTACCATTAAATATCTTCCTGTAATTTATCCAAAGCAAACATTGCCACAGTACGACGCGTTTCACCGTCGACAGAATAAGCTTCGCTGACTTCTGTCGAGAAACAATCAACGTAAGTGGTGCGATGATTACCACTGACTGACTCAATCGCAATTTGCGCACCTTCTAAGCTGTCCCAATTGACCGTGTCTTTGCCATCTGGAATCACCACAGCCACGTTTAAGCTAAATGCTTTATTACCTTTTGCAACATACTTGGTGCGCATTTTGCGGTTCATCGTTGGGATTGGACGATTCCCTGTTTGTGCTTGAGCATCGCATGATGCACAGTCATATTCTTGACCATCGACCATCAGTACGATTGTACCTACTGCTTCTTCAGCCATTTTTTAAACTCTAACGTTAAGATAGGGTCATTATTGATGGCTTTATTTATCGTGTCGTGTGGAATTACTTCCATAAAAAAAGCCCCAATTTAGGGGCTTCTTTTGGGTAGTCAAAACGTCATAGTTTTTTAATGAATCGCCTTGTGTTCTGCTTGCCATTCTTTCATTGCTAATTCTTGACTAGCCATTTGAGTAACTTTGACATTCATACCGCCACCATATTGACTAACAATTGAAATCACTTGATACGTAGCATGATCCATGTTTTGTGCGCATACACGACCAGATAAATTGTGACCATTACCTTTAGCTGTATAGCTATAAATTTTATGAATCACCTTTTCTTGCACATCTTCATTACTTAAAGCATATTCCATAAAACCACCCAATTAGTAAACGTTTAACGTACCAGCAATGACATGCATACCACGTACCCAATCCGTAGGAATCGAAGCATTGGCACGGTAGTCATCAATCGGATCGGCAGTCACGGTCAATTCATCTGCACGTTCTTTAACGTTCTTTAAAATCTCAGCGTCATCGAGCTTCACCAGTTGCGCTAAAATCACACTACGCACATGACGACGTTGTGCCGCTGTATTTTTACGACGTGGTTGCTTACTCAATTCTTGACGAATCACTTTGCGTGTGTAGTCAATCGTTAAAGCAGCGTTAATGTCCAGCATTAAGGTATCGCTTTCGCCCGTGTCTTTGTTTTTACGATATGTTGAAACAGCACGTACAATCTCAGGCTTGCCATCTACACCTGTGGCAATCACACATACGCCAGCTTTTAATGCACGTTCTTGACGTTCAAAGGTCAGCTTATACTGATCATCAACCGCAGCTACACCTTCTAAAGTCACACCGTTAAACGGTAGCGCAGGGTCGTTAGAATCTGCTAATGCTGCTGCCATTGCCCCTGCAATTTGCGCATCTTGACCTGTAGCACCGTGGTAGCAAGCTGCCACTACACGGTACGAGGTTTCAACCGCAGCTTGTGCTGCAAACGTGGTCGCTGCTTCAATATCGGTAAATGGCACCACTAAAATTGCGGGCTTTTTCTCAATTGCCCCGGACACAAATTCCAAATGATCAATCAATGCTTCGGTATCATCACCGACTGGTGCAGCATCTAACGCTAAAATCGTATGACCGAGTGGTGCAATAATATCTAAAGTGTCATCCAATTCTGTTGCTTTAGTAATCGCATACGCATCAATCAAACGATTGGTTTTAACCGCAGCGGTAATCATCTTACTGACTGCTGAATCAGCCGCAATTTTATCGTCAGCATCGGCTTTGTCATAAATCGCCACAGGCTGATTCATCACTTTTGTATCAGCAGTAATAAATAAAACTTGATGTAAATTGGCAGGTAAACCTGCGCGGGATGTATTGGTATTTACACCAAGATAAATACCTGGTGTCGCAATGCTAGCTTGAACACTCATGCGTTGTTATCCTTGTTTGAGTTCAACTTGATCTTGAGCAATGCTTGCTGCCGGATCGTCATAGAAATAATCGACAAACACACGTTCTAAATACGCTTCTGTTGCATCTTCTTCACGTTTTCGATCAGACGCATGAATCGTATAAGAGGTGCTAAATTCTTGTGAAAACACGCTTAGACTTTGATCACGCGTTTTGGTATTAAAAATGGTTTTGGTGGTGCCTAGGCTTAAAGGTGCTAAACCCTTTAAACCCAGTGAATTATTGGTAAGTAAGTTTTGTACATGAATCAGCATTTGATATGCGCCAATTTCACGCCCTGCTCCGTGGCGCTGCGCTTCTTCATTGCGCATGCTACGCGCACCGACCAGCACCGCAAAATTGACATGATATTCAGTCTTGTCATAGCTGCTTTGTACGGCCTTACGTGAACCGGCAAACGTCACCCAAATGGCAGGAAAATGTTTAATGATGGCAGTAATGTCATCGTCAAACTCACCGCCATAGGTTTTGATTTCTCGCACCCAAGGCCATGCTTTCGATTCAACTTGAGCCGCCATCAAGTCTTTCATGGCTTGCTCAATCTGTAAAAAGTCTAAACTCATTACCAACTCCCGCCACCAAAGTCACGACGACCCACCGACCACATGACATTATTATTAGAGGTTGGCAGCGGGGCAGACTCACCAGCGGGATTACCGCCCAAGCTAATCTGACCTTTTGCCAATTTATCTAAGGTTGCTAATGCTGCCTTATAACGTGTTTGAATCGGATCGTTATCACTCATCGCACCTGTTGCTGCATGATAACGTGCCATCTCACAGGCCAAAGATTGTAAAAAATGCGGCACAGATGGGAACGGCAATTGAGAGGCATAGCGTCCAATTAAATAGCTATCAATTTCTGAGTTTGCCGCCTGCATGGCTGCATTTAGCTTGTCATCATTAATGGCATCTAAATACGGGGCTTCGTTATCGGTTAGCTCGCGCAACTCACGCTCACCAAACTTTTTTAACATCGCGTCTTTAGTTACATAACTCATGCTGCACCGCCTTTATTTAGTCTGTTGAACCGTCAGAACCGTAAGCCAATTGCCAATGTCCGTAGCCCGCAGCGCCGCGAGCTTCTGCACCAAAGGCATATTCAGCTTTGTTAAAGACATCGTCAGCATTCGGATCAGTTTGCGATACAAACACAGGCTTTTTACGCGGCTGATAAATAAACGGCTTAAGTGGCTTAGTACAATCAAGTAAGAACCATGCACTTGAGCTAGTAAGCCACGGGGCAACCACCACTTCTGCCGTACCTTTATAGATGTTGTTTTCACCATCGCGCAGTTGTTCACTGGTCATCAATGACTTAGCAATATCTTCTAACGCAGGCGGCACAAGTAAGATGTTCGGGTTCACGTTTAACGGACGACCATCTTCATCTTTCATTTCACGTAACGCAGTACGTGCAGCACCATACGAATTTTGAGCAGCTTCTAATGACACAATACTGAGCTTTTTTGTGCCTTTGTTGCTGACTGTCTTTTTGCCGACGGGGTGAGCTGTTGAGAAGAACGATTGACCGTCATAACACTTGCTATTAAAGCCCTCATTCACGGCTTTAAATACCAATTCGTCGGGCCACAATGCAGCAGAATAAGCAGCACCTTCGGCTTGTGGCTTATAGATCCCCAGTTGATCATCTTCAATATCGTCACGACTCACCACCACGGTCGCTTCATACGGCTTATTACGAATCACATATTCGTATTCACTGAGTTTCTTTTTCTGCTTTGCACCCACCCATTCTTTCATACCAGGGAAATTGGCTAACCAGGTGTATTGCTGGTAAGCACTATTTGACGGTACTTCTGTGGCAATTTTCGGCCACTGCGTTTCTGTGCTTTTAAATGCATTATTAAATGCTGTGCTTAATGCTAAAAAGACTGCGCTTAAACGTGCGCCATTGACTTGAATTGTCATGCTACCCATACCCCTTCATTTGTAATTGCTAAAACAATGCCTGCTTCAGACTTTGTATTTGTGCCACTTGTTGCCGATACACTTGATGCATCTGTGATAAAACATTTCTTGCCTAAGCTTGCTTGCAGCACAGGATCTGCTGCCGCATTGTCAAACAAAAAGGCTTGCTGACGAAGAATGCGTACTTGCGCTGCACCGTCTGTACCCGCTGTGTTGTCAATCGTTTCGTCAAAGATGCCAAGATAAGTGAGGCCTGTGCCTGTTTTACCTTCGATTGCATAGCCAGTGGCATCCACCACTGCAATAAAGCCAGCACGCACCAATTGACCCGCTTTGACTGGCACCACAATAATGTCAACGCTACGACGTGGCGTTTGACGATCACGCCCATTTAATAAAATGCTACTCATGCATCTGCTCCTAGTTGAACACCCATTGACTGAGCCACCGCTAAATCTTCAGGCGTGAATTGCTGACCTGGCTGCTGCTGGTTTGCAGCAATATTTAAAGTTTTGCTTTGCTGTTGTGTTAAAGCTGCAATTTTCGGTAAGCCTTCGATGTAAGCAATCGTGCCTGCAACGTCGGTTTGAGCGCGTTGTTTAACCCAGTCGATTGTGGCTTTGCCCGTTAGACGACCATCGCTACATGCCGCAGTAAACACTTGATCAAACTTTTCTTGCTCGGCATTTGCAGCCAAAGATTGACCTTGTTGCAGGGCTTCTTGATAGACTGCCATCGGGACCCACTTGTTTGGATCGGGTTGAAATTCTGTTAAAGGTTCAATGCTTGCAATCTGCACGAACTCAGCATTAGCAGCCAGCCGCCCATCTAATGCAGCCAAAGCATCAAATAAATGCTGACCATTGGCAGCAATGGTCACACCCGACTTTTCAGCAAGCTGTGCTTTTAATTTTTCGAGTTCTGCTGAAATATCTTCTGCTGTTGCAGTGATGGGTAAATTCAGCATCCAACGCAAGCGTTCTAATAATTCTTCATTCATAAATGAATCCGTGCTTAAAAATTCTTCAGATAAAGCCGCAAGTTTTGCCTGCGGCAAGTCAAGATTCGGTTTGTTGGTCAATGCTGATGAATGCAGCCCGACCACTTCACCCGTTGCTGTGTAATAAAGAACAGGGGATAAATACTTATATTCATTTGCTGCAATGGCAGCTTGGGCTTTGTCAGTCCATTGATAATTTTCACTACATACCCCGACCCCCTCTACATAAGTGAATCCACCTGCTTTTAACCAACCTGATGCTGGGGCATTGCCTTGTTGTTTTTGCTCGTTGTCTAACGTGGCATGGTCATAGTCAATCACCATATCCACACCACGTTGATTTAAAGCAGCCACAATTTGCTGACCGCGCTCAGGCGTTAATACCCAATGCGGTGCATCTGTCGGGCGACCATCTGCACCTTTGAACGTGCCTTCAGGAATTAAGACAAGATACTGTGTGTCATCAGTTGCTTGCATGACTAAAGAACAAGCAGCAACAAGGGTTTTAAGCTTCATGGCTTTGCTCAATTGCTAAGAGTCTTCATTATTCAATGCAGCAAAAATTTAATCGTGTGGAATTACTTCCATTTTTTTAGCCATAAAAAAAGCCCCAATTTAGGGGCGTCATGAATATTAAAAACTATGCTGAGAATTGTAATAAATAGGCATGATACGCAAGCCGAACTGCTAAAATGCAGTATTGCTGATCTTCACACATTAATAAGTCTTGACCGTAAATATAGATCAGCTTGCTATATTCTTCATGCTCAGCAAGCCATGCTTCAAATTCTGCTTTTTTATTCAAAATCATAAATCCTCATACAATCACGCTGACACGCTTTTTATTCTCAAGATATAAGATTGATCTATTTGCTTTATAAAACTCAAAATAAAACAATCTAACGCTTATCTAACGCTATACATCACATCAATTTAAAATAACTTTTGATAAAAATGGTCAACATCGTCATAAACAGCTTGTTCAGCTTCTGTTTGTAAGCTGCCATCGGCTCTAAATGGCATGTAGCCACGGGCAGGGATGTCCCCCCACGGAATTGGGCCATTGCGTGCAGTTCGACCAAATGCGCCTTGCTTAGCTCCAAATTGCTGCGTTGCTGCATAGATTAAGTTTGTCCCTACGCCTGCTTCGTCTGCTGAATGAAAGCCTTGAATAGAATTTCTTAAGCGTCCGCTTTGCGTGAGAATTTTGCCTGCTTTACGTTTTGCCAATGTCACTAAGCTTAACCCCGCCCAAGCAGGGCGACCCTCACTTTCAAAATTATCATCAACCACAGTTAAAAAACTGTTTGAGATAGCAGCCGTCAGTTCAGTTGGCTGTTCAAGTTTTGCAGCCGCATATTCTAAACGACGTCTTAACTCACTGTTGTCGAGTGTAATTGTGGTCATAGGGCATCTAACTCCACAAAATCAATGCTGACTGTAGGCACAATTTGCGTCACTTGCATCGTGTTTTTATTTTCAATAATCAGCGCCACATCATCATAAACATAAACAAAATGCTCACGAATTGGATTGTAATAGCGCGGCAGTGTGGGCATCAGTAATGGCAATTGTTTAAATTCTTCGGTGCTGAGCAGTCGAGTATTGAGCACAACATCGTCACCCAACAAGATAATCGGATTACCCACGCTGCCGAGCTTACTCACTGCCACATCATCTAACACTGCAATGGTGCTGGTCTTATTCTGTACTTGGGCAAAGCTCAATGTATTGTCAATAAAAGCATGGTGCGCTTTTAAACGGGGCGTGGCAGTTAACACTTGAGCCACTTGGTTTAAGCTCGTTGTACCTTTTAATGCACGTTCTGCTAAAACTGCATCCATTGCATAGCTTGTGACAGGGCTATTACTAAAGCCTGCGGCGGGGCTAAAACTTAGTTGCCCGCTTTGCGTTGGAATATCAAAGCGCACACGTTTGGCTAAAACAGGCTGACCTGTACCAATTTGCTCGGTGTATTCAGTTGTATAACCTTGGCTGCTTAAAATCTCACGTCCAGCTGCTTCACGTTCAGAGCGTGCAATCACATAACATTTACAGCCAAACTCAGAAACAGGAAATGCCACGGTCCAAAACGGATCATCTGCACGAAACATCACGCCATTTAAAGCTTGATGTTTTTTGCGTGGGTTTTGCATGCTTACATGCCGCCACTCCCAGATTGGGCGTGTTGCTGTACTCGCCAACATTGTTTTATAACGACCCGCGTTATATGCACTTTGCATGTTTGTATCAAAGATGGTGCGTAAGCGTCGGTGCGATCCAAGCTGCACGTTCTGCTCTACACCCGCAGGATTGATCACGGTTTGCTTTCCCCACCAACCTTTTTTTTGCAAAGTCGGTATCAGATCCGCTTTCCATTGCTCTAGTGTTTGACCTTTTTCTAACGCAGTAATTAAGCTGCTACGAATGTCATGCAGTAAATCTACTTTAGCCACTTTAGCCACAGTAAATGCACGGCTATGTGCATCATCTAAAGTTTCGTGCCAATCCCAACCGATTTTAAAACCTTTGTCTTGCAAGTACTCGATAGCATCTTCAGGCTTACGTTTAAGTAATGCCGTGAGTTCTGGGCGATGTGCTGTCATAGCTCCTCACTTGCGCTTAAGCGACCTAACGTTTCTGCGGCAAAAATCAAAGTGGTTAATTTTTCTTGCAGTGCATTTTCATCATCCTGCGGGTTTATATCGCTGAGCATCGCTAAAATTTCAGCATCGGTCTTGCCGTTTTGAATCTGCTGAATAAAGTCATACATCCATTGTTCAGTTAAGTTTTGAGCATTTTTAAGCTCGTCTTGCACTGCTAAATGAATTGCTTGTTGCGCCAGCGGTAGCTGCTGACTGTTAGCAGCAAGTCGGGTTTGCATGAGGTTAGGCTGATAATAATTGGCCGCTAAGTTAAGCTGTGGCGTTGTTAGAACTGCTTCGCCATGTTTGGGCATTGGAATACCAGCACGCTGATGTGCCCATGCCACAGGAATTTGCATGCCTGTGGTCACAAGCTTACTCATACTTTCACTAAATGTTTCTAAGTCTTCTGTGTCTGTAGTATCAAAACAAAAAACAGGATAATGGCGCGGGTCAACTTCCGGATAATTGACCCGCATTAAATGTGCAATCAAGCTGTCATTAATAGAACGCGCCAACTGCTTAGCATCCGATTCAATTAAAATTTCAAACTGATTTTCATGCGTCTTACTTTGCGCATTTGTTGAACTCTTGCCGTCGGCTTGACTCAGTAACGTACCACCTAAGATGATTTTACTTTGCGTCTGTTCACACCAGCGGATCAATGCCATGTGGTTGTCTGTGTCGCCTTGAGTCGCAGCTTGAATATCAATATCCATGCCTTTGGGAATGATACCGCCTGCATTACGACCAATCGACATAACAGCACGTAGCAGCGTCATTTTCTCTTGATCAGTTGCACCTTCTGAGTATTTCCCTAGCTTTGTGGGCAAGCCATAAGTTTCTAAAAACTCCATGATGTCGCGCACGCCATAATTTTTAAACAGAAAAGGCCACGCTAAAACACGATGTAAACCTGAACGCGCAATATAGCCCGACTTGGCTTTATGGAAATGATTAAACCAACCACATGCTAAAAATTCAGCGCCATGCATAGAGCCGTCATTAATACGTAGTTGGTTGGGCTTATCCACTGGTGTCATAAAGTGGCGTGATAAATGATGCTCAAAGCGGGCAGGTAGCCAAATATTTTCGACGTTATGCCATACAATTTCATGACAACTATAACCGTGACCAATCGCATCTAACGCATCAAACAGCATCATTTCAAAATCGGGGATCTCATCAATCCACACCGCCACTTCTTCAGCAATCTTTTTGTCTTTTGCATCAGCACGTTTGCAGGCGTTGATTGTCCACGGTAAGCCATTAATGCTTTTTTTACGCTTGGCTAATTCTGAAAAAATATGTCCGTCGCGTTCTTCCATGTCTGCGCCTAAATCAGCCATAGCAGATAGGTTGCCTTGTTCGGCTCCAGTGAGTAGCCCATGTAGACGATGGGGCGTTAGACCAATCACGGGATGTTCTTGCCACTGCTGTAGCGTCCAGCCTATTTGCGCTGTTTGTTGTTCACTGAGCGCAGATAAGTCTTTGTTCAATTTCTTTTTTTTAGCCATAATAAAAAGCACAATACGGGTATTGTGCTTATTGTAAAAAGGCTTTTAGATTTAATCCTGTGGAACTACTTCCATATATAAGTGGATTAAAGACACTTATCATCAACAACAATATATTCAAACAGCTTGATTTTTTCTTGATCGTTGGCTTTTTGGTAATACTTCAATGCATCTAACGCAGCATTGCAAATTTTTGCATGATTGATTGAGCCACGCGCAAGTAAATGATAATTCTGCTCATGTTGCTGTGCTTTTTCTAAATATGCTTTTTCAGAAAAGAAAGAATCTTTAACTGTTAAAAAGCCGATAATCAAACAAAAAGCCAAGAGTACTGTACCAGCTAAAATAATAGTCCAGCGCATACAACTTTGCAGAAATGTACGTTTTACTTGTGTAGTCATGATTCTATTAAACTATCTATGTCTGTTTTTTCTGCATTATGTTCAGTTAAACCGAGTTCGGCAAGTGCAGCTTGCCAATTCTGCTGCGGATCTCCGTCTACAATGACGCGTTCATAAAGATTAGAAATAGCCGCTTGCATCGGTGCTTGTAGCTCTGCATCTAACTGACTGATAAACGCATTACGCAGCTCATCACTGCTAAATTCGGCATAGTCATCTATACGCCAAAAACTGTGGCAACCGTAATGTGTTAGCTCATCATTAGTGTAAAGCGGCACAGACATATTGTTGGGACCACAGCCGTATGCTTCTGCTAGAGCATTGATTAAATCAAGGTATGCGAGCGGAATGATGTTGACGACTGATAAATTAAACATTTAAAGATACTCCTGTAAGTTTAGCGATTTCTTTTTCGAGAGCTTTTGTTTCACTGTCTGTTGTTAATCTCCCGACACAAATTAAGCTGTAGATGTGTCCGTTGAATGAGAGTGAAGTTCCACTGCGTCTACCAATGAACAAGGGGTAGTTTCCAAAGTTGCCTGTACCTAGATCGTAGCTTATAGCGGATAAAAGACCATTTCTTCGTATTGTATTTCTATCTGCTGACAAATCACTTGATGCTGATAAAACACATATATCGTCAATACTTGTATTTTGTGTTAACGCAGTCATCGAAGTTTGTTGATTTGCATTTGCTCTTGCTTTAAAGCCGTACTGCCCTTGCCCTGTCTCTGGTGCTGTTAGATAAAAAGACCCACTATTCGAGTTCATGTTAGAACTTAGCTCACACAATATCCGAACAGAACTGGCGTTTTTTCTAACCCCTGTAAACAGACTCATTTTATCCGTAGCGGAGAAGTCAATATTAGCTATCTGCAAGAAGTCATCAGACCCATCAAACTCTAAGTAATTAGCACCTGTTACAGCATTCTTACGAAGAATAGGTCGTGATGCGGATGTGGTTTGGTAGGCGTGATTTCCGGCAATACTCTCAATAGATAGCGAATGAATTGTCGTTGTACCAGCACCAGAATTTCGAAAATAAAATCCCGCAGCGCTAGCCTCGTAATACAGTGTTATTGTTCTGCGGCCTGTCCCGGGAAGTGTGACTACCTGTTGCCCACCATATAGCTGAACACCAACAGTAGAATCAAGCTCCACAATACACTTGTACCACGTACCGTTTTGCAAAACACCGTCAAGCCTAACCCCACCGGTAGCGGCTGTCGTGAAGGTATTTTTTGTTACTTCTGGTGAGTTCACAGTAGCCCATGTCGTTAAGTCTAGTGTGATTATAAGCTCAGAGCCCATAACCAGCCCCTTACTCTTATCCAACACCAACCCCAAAGGCTGCCCCACAGCCGTAACTGGAACAGTACCCGCCGCATCCTGAAACATTGTGCTTAGATCGCTAGGATCAAGCAAAAACCCCTGCTCCCCATTTTTAAACAAACTTGCAGGGTCAAACGCCTTTTTACTACTCGGCCCCATATAAAACGTATTTCGCCCACGAATACCAGGCGCACCAAGTTTTAACATTATGTTGCTCCTGTCACCACCACATCAAATACACCATGCTCAGACCACACATAAATAGTCGTCGCATAACCAATGGCTATATCACGATCACTATGCGCAGCTTGTAATGCATCACCCGTAGGCAATGTGCCACGTTCGCACCACAAAAAAGGCGTACCACCACGGCTTTGTACACGTACACCATTTTCACCCACATTAATACGTTGTGGCGTTGCGTTTAAACTCATCTTTTGTGTCGGCATCTTCATTCTCTCTTATATACAACCACGTTCTAAAAACGCGTAATCATCGGCATTATCTTCACGTTCTACTGCATCCGGTAATGCAATAAACTCAATCGGGCTAGTTGGGTTTTTAGCTGCATAGTCAGCCAATAAATGTGCAATCGCACTATCACCATGTCGGCTTTTATTCTTAGTGTTTGATTTACCTTGTTCGGGAATACGTGCTACACCTTTCACTAATTGAAATGCGCGATGGTCATCGAGCACGTCTTGATCGGCAGGGATATTCTCAATATCGCCATCTTCTAACGCAGACTTAAAGTGCGGTGTATTTTCTCGATACCACGTTTCGTTAATCATCACCGCTTCAATGCGTTCACCAAATAGTACTTTCATTGCTTCAGCTAAGAAGCCACCGTTACCTGTGGCATCATGCGCAGCGCGGTTAAAGTTGGGCAGCATTTTAATAATCAACTGTAAAAAGCGTTCTTGCTGTTTGTAAGGCACACCAAACATTTCAAATAAAAAAGGAATACGCTTGCGGGTATTTTTCGCTTCAACCAAAGGCCAAAAACTACAGGCGTTCTTTTTACGTGCGAAGTCCAAGCCATAAAAGGTGCGATGCGTTTTAGGAATACTTTCTAAAATTGGTTTTAATTGTTCTTCAAAAAATTCATCAACCAAAGCATTACGTGCAAACTCTGTAACATTATCGAAGTTCTCCCAAGACTTAGGTGCTTCAAAACGAATAACAGGTACAGAATGATCCTTACGTGCTTCAAGCAAAGAGTAGGGCAACCAATGACCCCCGCCTTTACTTGGGATCACGTCAAGTTCTTCATCGGCTGCATCACCATACACGCTATAAACATCATCGACCCAAGCCTGTTCTTCAGCTTGGACATAAGGAATGCCACGACGTAAACACACCCGCATATATAAGCCTTCAGCCACTGCTTCACTAAACGTAATCCGATGCACTGTGCCTTTGCGCTTACCTGCGCGGATCTCATTCACTAACTCATTAAATGTGTTATCGTCACCGTCATGGGTACTAATCACCCGCACACAACCGCCCCAAATCAATAAAGCCATGGCAGCTTTTAAAAGCTCATCTAAATCTTCATGGAAGGCTGCCTCATCAAGAATGACACGACCTTGACGACCACGTAAGTTGGAAGGACGACTGGTGAGGGCTTCAATACGAAAGCCTGAATTTGGAAATCGAATAATATAAGTTTTAATTTCCTTATCACCATCTTCCCAAATACCTTCCTCCATTTCAGCAGCAGCCAGATTATAGGCACGTGCCCACATTGCACAGGCTTGAATAAATTCAACAGTCATGTCCTTGTTATAACCTAAGTAATAACAGTTCTGACCACCAGCGGATCTATCACTTGCAACTTCTAACGCAGCATCAGCAGCTTCTGCCCAGGTCAAACCAATACGACGAGACTTTTCACCAATTTTTAACGGGCTTTTATCTGCAATCCATTCTTGCTGATAAGGCAGCAGTACTGCTGGAATCTTACTATCAAAGTCAGGCTGTAAAAGATCAACTGGGCTATTTGTCATGATTTGGCAATTCCTAGAATTTGAGCACGAATATCAGCAGCAACTTCAGCAGATAAACCACCTTTTTTAACGATACTTTCAACCGCTTGAGCTGCTTTCTCAGCACGGTCACGAACGTCCAACATCCACTTTTTCTGATTCACAGATGCCTTGGTAATTTCAGCAATCCCTTTACCGCATTTTGCAATAAGGGCTAAGCGGTCAGCAGGATCAGCATCAGGGTCATTCGACTCTTGCAATGCAATTAAGGCATTAAAAAGCTCTGTTTGAATCAGTGATAACACCGCTTGGGAACGCACGTCACCATCGTCAGGTGCAGCATCAGCAATCAGTATGGCAGCTTGGGTAGAGGCTTGAACCGCAGCAAGTTTCTGTTCAAGCTTTTGCCCATAGCGGTGGACACTGGATTTGCTGATGCTATATCCTCGCTCCATCAATATTTCGGCAATCTCGACATAGCCACAAAAGCCTTTATCTTTGAACCAGGTATCTAACCAAAACTTATCGTCAGGATTTAACTTATCAATTGCAGAGGGCTTTGCCATATTTACCCCCAATACTTCGTCGGGCGGGCAATACCAGCAGGACAGTCAACGGTATATTCCACTACATCAATGCCGTTAGAACTAAGGATAGAGTGCCAATGCCCATCAGGTTTACGGTTAATATCAACCAGTTCTTTATTTTCCAAATAGGCCAGTTGAGCATGGAGTTCATTGGCGGTAGCATCTGGATAAATGGCTTGAACCACAGTCAGAACTAAAACGTCCATTGCACCCAGTGGTCGGGCATTGTTCAGTGCATTCAGTAACAACCAACGCATGTTTTCACGACGTGCTTTTACGAGATCTGTCATTGTTTATTCATTCCTTGGCGTATTTGAACGTTTTCAATTTTTAAAGCCAAAGCATCAAGCTTAGCTTCAATCACAGTTTGGCCGCGGATGTAGTCCTCACGGGCAACATAGGTGTGCGGCAAATCAATCTGAAACTTATAGAACTTACGTTCCAGATCACGAATGTCATCCGAGTTTTGAGCAGATTGCTTAGCAACATCTTCAAGTTTGGTTTGCATGACTTGAAAGTTGTTATTCAGGTTTTCTTCAATGCGGCCCCATAAAATCTTAATGGTCGCAATGACGGTGCCAATGATCGTGATTAGAATCATGATCCATTGATAAGCCTCTAATTGAATCGCCACATTTCCCCCTTAACCCACAAAGGTCTGAAGTACTGAGCGGCCACTATTCAGCATGGCAATCAACTGATCAATAAACCAAGACACAGTCGTTCGCCAACCAGCCCAAATGGCTTTAATTTCTGCCGTTGTTTCAAGATACTCTTTAACAATGAACTCCAGCACAGCCTTCTTCTTCGCCACGCCTTTGAGTACACCTTCATTTTCAACGGCCTGCATATAGTTGGCTGTAGTACGAAGTAGGTTATAGACAGCTTCAGAAGTCAGCTTGATATTTCCATAAGTCTTCTTGGTAATCTCAATGCCTTTTTCGACTGTCTCGTATATGTGTCCATAATTTTTGAGAACGAAGTCCGCAAGACTAATGATCGCTTTGGGGGAGAACGTAATTTTTTTTTGCATGTCGGATTCTCTTTTTTAAATATTGAAAGCTTTGGATCGGGTGGCATATACAGTCATAAATATCCATGACTGCATACACCAGCACGACTACAGGACGTTTACGCACTAAGACTTTGAGGACCATTGCGTAATGCCTTTACTTTGATTAATAAAACGGCTGAAACAGCCGCAGAACGCACAGAATGCAATCACGTACATGCGAATGTTGTCGGGTAGTACAGCAAGCACTTCAGGTGGAATAGGCGTAACAGCAAAGAATGCAATCAAGCTAAAAAACATGTTGCTTAGCCATTTGCCACCATCACGCCAGTTATGGACAAAGAATCCATTGTTTACATTTCCACTAACGCCCATGACGTATTCTTGACGAACAGTTTGTAGGTTGGCTTCGCTCTGCTTTAGTTTATGTTTAAGGTCAAAAATCTGTTGGATTTGGGCATTGTTGGTTTGGCCTTGTTCAATCAACAACGCATCTTTTTTACTGAGCGTCAGCATTGATTGATCTAACCGACTCTCAAGATTTGAGGCGTTTAAACGCAACTGTTGAATCTTGTTGGACTCATTGGCATTCACAATCAACTGAAGGTCTTTTTGCCCAGTTTCATATCCATGCTGATAATCAGCATTGCCACGTTTTTCAATTTGTGCCCGAACGCCTTGCTGAATACGGGTTTGAATCAATGAATGAGGAACTTTAGATTTTTTATGGCTCATGATCGGATTCCTCAAAGTTCAAAATGCGGTGAATCATATTCACCTTTTTCGCGGTAATTACCGTCATTGTCCCAATCTGCACCCCAACGAATTGAAACACCTAACTCTTTGGCAGCAGCAAACATAGCCTGAGCCATTTGGTCAAACTTAGTTAAATCATTCCAATCAACAGGATAAGGCACCAAATCAACTGCTTTGCCTGTTACGTGTTTACTGGAAAGAGGATTATTCAACCAAGTGACTTTGGCAGCTTTAGGTTGGGCATACTTTACAGGTACACCTTTTGCAGTGCATTGGGCTGCGGTTCGGCCTTTACCATAGTTGATATAGCACTGCTCTTTAGTACGCACGCCTTCAGTAACCATGAAATCCTGTGGAGTGATTTCAATTGCACGTTTAACGACTTTAACCAAGTCAGCATGTACACCATCAAGACGGCCTAAGCTCAGTTTCGATAGCACAAACTTCTTTTTTTGATCTTCAGACATTTAAATAAACTCTTATTTAACGTCTTGTAAGTTTTGATGATTTTGCGATCTATTCCTTGCGGAAATGCTTCCATAAAAAAACCGCCTAAATGAAGGCGGTCTGTGGAGAACAAAGGTTTAATTAGCAGGCAAACATATCTAATTGCCGATCCTGTTTGATTGTAGTGGCTGGTTTATCAACTTGTTTCTTACGAACTGAACGTATCCAACGCGGAGTAACGTTATATTTCTTTGCCAATTCACGTTGTACTTGGGTTGTTGCCCCCAATTCTTCTAAATCTTGCTCAATACGTTTATCACGCAAAAGGCCAAGGTAACGATCAGATTTAGGAATATATATAGGAACCCCATTCCAATACTGGCAAAGCTTTTTTAAGTTATTGAAGCCAAGAAGCTCAGCGAGTTCATGGCTTTCAGAAATGGTTTTAAGAGGAGGGAAATTATAATCAAAACCGCCATAATGCTTAGTCAGAATCATGGCAGTTCGATAGTCAGTCAGCTGAATGATCAGCCGCAGGTTTTCTGGTAGTTTGTTTAGGTACTCGTCTTGTTTCATTAGTGGCCCGCTTAGCTTTGTACTCCAATGCTGCCACTATACGCCAGAGTTCGTTTTCTGCACAAAATTCTAACGCTTCCTTTTGAAACATTTGTTTTGCAATACCTTTTGCATAATTCCAATGCAGTTTCTGTTCCGCTAAATGCGCCTCAATTTTTCCGATCAAAGCTTCTTTAGACAGCTTCACTTTGGGTTTCTTACCAAAATTGCGTTTGGAAAAACCAAGTTGATCTAGATGCTGAATGACTTTTAGCAAGTCATCCATGTCCATATCTTTGGCAGATCGCTTGCCAGTAACATGCTCAAGCATGTCGCGGTAAGTATCTTCATCCAGATTCAACGCGTTTTTGCCCATGTGAATTGTGGCTAAACGATCATTACGAGATACTTTTTTCATGTTTCTAGCTCCGCCGTTAGAAGTTCAATTGAATCGCTGACTTTGATCAAGTGGTTAATGGCTTTGGTTGCATTGGCAAAATAGGGAAGACGATATTCACGTTTAGTATCAAGCTCTGGATATTCTTGATATGCACGACGCTTTCCCCAAACTTTAATGATTCTTTGTTTTTGGCTTGGCTTATAGAGTTTGATGTAATGTGGTGCTAAATATTTAGCTTCTGGGTGCTTTTCATGCTCCATTGACCAAATACCTTTGACGGTTCCATTCACATAGATACCGACAACCAATTTCATCTTATGTCGTTGGATTCTAAGTGAGATATCATAGCCGTCACATTTCAATTGGACATGGTTATAAGTCTCTAATTCGCTTATAGCGAAAGCCTTTTGTTCTTTGCTTAGACTCATGGTGTTTCTCCAAGGCTAATAACGACTTCTGGTGGCAATTTGTCTAAATCTTCATTTTTAATAATCATGGTTTTTCCTAAATTTTGACCAAAAAAATCCCGCCAAAAGGCGGGACCTTTTGTTTTTTGTTAAATCAGTTAGTTTTGAATCGCATTAATTCACAGCATCCTTGAATGCTTTACCAGCCTTAAAGCTTGGGCTTTTTGTCGCGGGGATGATAAGGGTTTCACCTGTTTTTGGATTGCGCCCAGGGCGCTCGGCGCGCTCAGTAATTTTAAAAGTGCCAAAGCCTTTGAGTTCTAACGTTCTACCATTAGATAATTCATCGATAACAGCCGTTTCAAAAGCCTGTAAAGCTGCTGTAGCTTGAGTTTTATTAATTCCTGCTGTTACAGCCATGTGTTGAATAAGTTCAGCTTTGTTCATGATTTTCACCTAAGTTATATTAAAGTTTGAGGCCTTTCCCACACTGAGGTGTGGGAAAAGGTATAGGGTTTTAAACTGTTGCAAAATCGAGTGAAATTGCTTGATATTTGCCTTCTGCATCACGCTCGTAAAAGCGCACATAGCTTTTGCTATCCGTCACAATGATACTGTCACTGATGGCATCCATCGCACGTAGCCACTTTTCATCCCGAATGTCTAAACGGCGTAGGCTTAAGACACGACCAGTGGAGATTTTTCCTTCCTTATCGACTTGGAAAGCGTCATTGATTAGCACACGAATGTTGTCGTTAGAGCCTGCAGCCCATTCAGAAATACATTCATCAATTAAAGCTTTGGCAGCCTGTAAGCTTTCATCAAAACGGATGCTTTCCTGACTTTGACGCACAATTTTGTATTTACCATCAAAACTAAATAGCGTCACGTTGCCTTTATTGCCACCCAGTTGCACACCATGCTGCTCAGCTGAAAGTTGAATAAAAGCCGCAATATCTCCAAATGCCAGTTTTTTAAATGTCAGCATTTGCTGTTGAAGTTCCTTGGCACCACCAATCAAACGTTCAACCAAATCACTACGTTCAATATCAATCGCTTTAATTTGATCAACGGGAATCAAACGGCCTTTTGCATCAATGCGATATCCTGCTGGGATCTCTATAATTGCGTTCATATTTTTCCTACTTAAAATGCTTTTGTTTTGCTTCAAAATTGGTTTGACACTCAATACAGCGTGTCACCCCACCAAGTGCTCTACGTTGAGCTGGAATTTCAGAGCCGCAATCATCACAATCCAACTCACTTTCAGTGTCATATTGCTGTCGATTTTCAAGCGTATGAGCTAAATTCTCATCTGCTATTTCTCCAGCTAAGTCTGCTAAATCAGCCATTTGTTTACCTCTAAAAAATGTCTTTTCTACTTTTTTTCTTACATGCTAGCGGGCATTTTTGACATGTTCTCCAATGCCGCATTTCTACTGGATTCTGAGTAGGTGCATTACGTTCACGGAAATTAATACATTCTTCAGGACTAATTTCTCGTTCAAGGTGAGGGCAGCGGAAATTGCCCAAAACCTTCATAACTGTTTGTTCTAAACGGTCTGTATTTCCCTTATATTTACCGCGTAAAGCCAGTGAAAGACTGGGTCTGGCATATCCCAATTCATTAGCAACTTTCTGAATACTACCCAGCTGCTCTATGCGTTGTTCAACCAGTACGACCCATTGCGGTTTAGCTGTTGGATAAGACATAAGCAAGTACTCCAAGCAGCACAGTACATAGGCAAAGTAAAAATGAAATCAGCTTTTTACTACGTTCTTGAATGTCATAGAGTTCCTGTTCATATTGCTCGGCCAAACGCTTAAACTCATTACGTTCAGTAAATAGTCGGATTCTGTCTTTAGTAACAAAGCGGTGAAATTCTGGGTCAATTTTTGCAGGATTATTCATCGTTAATTTCCTCATCATTCAGTAACAAAGTGCCGTGTTTAATTTCTTCTTCGAGTTCAGGGCGCTCTGAATACATAACTGTATTTGTATTTGGGTCAAAGACTTGCTTGGCCCGTTGAATTTGTGGGGGAATTGGACCTGTATCCATTCCTGGTAAAAGCTGGTATTTCGCTTTGCGAACAGCATGGTGAGCTGCACGTGCAATTTTTAAGTAACCTGCATGATGTAGAAAGCGTAAATAACTATCTGCGGTCTCAATCGAAACTTGCTGTTCATCTGTACTTGAAATCGCAGCAAGTTCACTTGCATTTACTGGTTGTTTGGTAATACGCAAGGTATTCCACATTGCTTTGTTCACAGTCGCAGATTTGCCCAAAATATTGCCTTGGCGATCAACAGAAGGAGTGTTGTAGCCGTAATCTTCAACAAGCTTGAAATAGATCAACTCTATTTTCTTGCTCATATTTGGCAATTTTTCTCGTCTAACTTCGGCAATGATTCCTGCCTTTTTGAGGCCAGTGATGAAATCACGAGTACTGTCATATTTCATCTGACCAAGTTCAGCGACTTGTTTAATAGTGAACTCTTCACGATGCTTACGAATAGCAGTCCATACCCGTTGACGTGGAGATTGATAAGGCTGTCCTGCATTCATAAGATTACTTCCCAGTTCTTGAGTTAATGATAGTTTTGTACCAGCTTGCATGAATCAGTTACCTCAGAAGCTACGTGGCTTAGGACTTTCGCCAGTCACAAAGCCATCCGGTAAAAGCTCCTTAAATACCTGTTTAGAGATATGACGCACTCCAGCCTCTAACGCTTTTTCATTCAGCATTTCTAAGTTGGTTGATACACGACGTGTCGATCCACGGACCTGTGCAAGCAGTTGCTCAAGTACAGGTTCATCAATTTCAATTTTTGGTGCATAAATTGATGCTAAAAGCGTGACATCATTAATGTCTGCTGGAAGTGCCGGAACCCAGTTCAAAATACGGCCGTGGAAGCGCTCCCATTTCTCCAGCTTACGTGCGAGCATTTCCTCACCAATAATCAAGAAAGTCCCTTGGCTACCTTCGTATAAGTCACGGATAATTTCGACTTTATTGCCTTGCACCAAGTGGTCAAACTCATCAATAATCAGTGGTCGACCTGACTTAGCAAGTTCGCTAGTTGCCAGCTCCATCATTTCACTAAGTGTTGCAGGGTAAGGAATACTCATTTCCCGCAATAGCGCTTGTAGAAAGGCTTTCTTGGTATATGTACTTTTCACTTGCACATAAAAAGCATTGGTTTTGGTCGCTACAAAGTTTGCTGCTGTAGACTTACCGAAGCCACTTGGACCATAAAAAGCGGAAATACCCGGCAATAAAATGTTACGGTCCTGTGTACGTTTAACTGCTTCATAGCACTGAGAAATATTGCGAATCTGAGCAATACTTGAGTTTGAAAAATTGACATCTGCATTCATTTGCATCACCATAAAATAATGTGTTGTTTAAATAGGCGGTATTGCAGTACCGTCTAACCTTGGCGCTGGGCTAAATATGTATTTAGTTCAGCGTCATCTTCTTCCATTTGCCTAAACTTTTTAGACAGTTGGAACATTTCCCAAAAGTCCTGATTTTCTTGAGTTAGCTGCTCTCCTTTCTGTATATGTCGATCTAAATCCATCCAGCGTTGTACTGGGGTTAAAGTTTGGGTTGCTTGTTCAGTGATAGGCGAGGTCACAATAGGCTCTTTGAAATAAATAACTTCCTTTTCTTGACGAACAGGTAAAGCATTTAATTCGTCCATAAGCTGTTGATGCTTATTGCCGTTAAACGGAATAACGTTTTGATTTTCCATGTGCTCAATCACTAACTGTGGATTAGCTTCCAGACGGACTTCGTCTTGTTTCACTGCCAGACGACGTAAGCGACCATCAGCACGGCGTTGACGAGCTTGTTCAACTTTGGTTTGCGGGAAGTAGGCCCGTTTATTGGCATTCCATTTCGCATGGCAAATCAAGCGGCCATCTTCATCTCGCACCGTAATTTGGTCAGCATTGTGGATGTCATAACCCACCAGTACTGTGTCACCGTGATATTCGGAAAGATTTTGGCTAAAGTAGCGGTTGCCAAAAAGTTCAATCTCGCCCCGCCGCACTTTACGTTCTTCGTATGGACGAAACAGATCTTCTGCATCCCAATCCTCTACGCGGTCAATCGGTGCGCCCATTTCTAACGCTTCATTCCATGCTTCTAACGGACTTAAATAGCGTTTCTTTAAAGTCACTGGGTCAGTGATACGTTTTAAACTACTATGTGGTTTGTTGTTGTAATCACTCACTACTTGAGCAGCAAAATTAAGAAAATCAGTCCAAGCAATTAAGCCTTTAGACACGCCAATTTGCTTAATCTCACTACGGGTCAACTTAAACATTTTATTGCTTGCTTCAGCATCCATGTCTTTACCAATATAAGACGGTAAATTTTTGGCAGCTTTAATCCAAATCGACTGGTGACTACGCTCAATCAAGCCTTTAGCTTGCGAGTTATAAGGCAGGGCATGGCTCATTTCCGTATTTAAACGTGCCATCACACCGCGACCTTTTGCACCCATCATCTGGTTCTTATAACCAGATCCGTTATCCACATAGAAAATGGCAGGAATACCACATTCACAGGCACTCATACGCACAGCATCCAGTACTGCCCAACCGCTTTCAGCAAGATCAATTGACCAGCCAACCAGACGACGTGTTGCCACATCAATGATGGCGGTAATCTCAGGACGGAAAGGTTTACCATGCATCGGGTGCGCCACTTCAGCATCAAAACAGTGACCATCTGCTGTATAAATATCAGTCGGTAACAGTTGCTCAGTGTCACGGCGGATAAAAGGCTGTAAATTCTTCAATTCACGGTTGCCCATCCGGCCACGCTGCGCCTCAACATTGCCCATTTTTTCTTTAATAAAACGGTATGCCTGGTTATATGTCGGACACGGTACATCGGCTTTTAAATAGCTTGGAAGTAATTCCAGCACAGCAGCCAAGGTTGGCTTTTGTGGTTGTGCCCAAAGCTTAAGTAGATCCATTGCCCATACTGGTATCTCTGAGCGACGTGCTTTAGGTGCCAACACACTAATCACATTGATTTTGTGTTGTTCAGCATCTTCTACAGACTTCACCCAGTCAAAAACACTGCGACGTGAAACAGTACGACCTTCTCCCGCTTTGGCATTAGCCTTCTGAACAGCAAGCTGCATTTCTTGCGGCAATAAAAGGGCATCAGCATCTGCAATAAATTGCTCGATAGCAGGCGTCTTTTTCGTACCTTGCTTGATCTGCTGCTGAATGTAGCGCACTACAAACAAACGGTTTTCAGCAATTTCACGTTGCCAATTCATTAAATTTGTAGCGTCTTTAACTTCAGTGACAAGAAGTTCAGACTTATTAATTGCAGGTGAAGTTGTAATGGGGTTTAGATGATTTTGAATACTAATGGCTAATTCAACTGGAACTAAATACATACGTTTAGTACCATTTCTACCAGTAGATTTCTCTTCTTTAAAATCCCATTTTTCTTTTTTTGCACGGTATTCAAAACCTTGACGGTTATTGGGAAATAGTGGGTTTTGAATAACTAATTGCAATTCAACCAATTCCTGAATACTATAAAATAATTCCATCAACGAACTCCTACTGTTTGCGCTTTAAGGTTCGCGGATAGATCCGTTTGTTATTCACAGTCCATCTATCAGGAAACAGTACATGTACTGGTTCACCTAGAAAGTCTGCAATAACAAGTTCTCCGCTTTTACTTGGTTTATCCAATGCATTGCGGATAGTTTGAGAGGGCATGTCATACAGGCGCGCTAAAGCTGTAAGACTCTTACACTTACGCTCAATTGCAGCTTTTATTTCATGTCGATCCCAAACTTGTTCTTTGGGTGGATTTCGCATAGAACCCATGTAGAACTCCCAAGCCAATATGGCTTTTTTTAAACTCGTTAGATTGGGCGATTGCCTAATCTGAATACATACTAGTATGCAAAAATATTCAAATCAACACTTTTGCATATTAATTTTATTTGAAAGTATTTAAAATCTATTAAGTAATTGATATTTAGTTAATTATTTTTATGCAAAAAGTATTCATTTTTTGCATTCAGGTTTTGCATTTAAGGTGTGGTATATGCAAATGAATGTTACTCAAGATCGTGATCTAAAATTTTGGGAAAGAATGCAGTTCTTGATTGGCGAAGAACGTCCATATCCTTGGGCTGAGTCAAAAGGAATTAATAAGTCGGCATTTCAGTCTGCAAAAAATCGTCAAAAGAAACCTTTACCGAAAACAGTTAAACTTTGGGCGCAATTGATAGGATGTAGCTATGAATGGTTGAATGAAGGAATAGGTGAACCATTTTCAACAAGCAATGAGACAGAACAGCCTGCTGTTACAACTGATCACAGTGATAAAACAGACGTTCCTTTAAGCATAGATCGACAGCTGCTGATTCAATCGATTGAAACAGCGGAAAAAGCTCTGGAAATTGCTAACAGCACCATGACACCAGACGACAAGGCTGAATTTATTGCTACGTTGTTCTTTAACGGCAATTTAAGCAATGTAAGTGAAGAACTACTAAAAGTTTGTATTAGCTTGATTGAAAAGGCGCTTAAAGAGACGCGACGTACTATGTCGCCATCGGCAAAAACTGAATTGATTTTAGTTATTTACAACTTCTATCATGACAAGCCTTGGACAGAAGAACATCTAAAGTCCGCGTTAGATCAACTTATAAGGAGTGTTTCGTAACATGCTTGAAAATAATAATGGTAGTTTGTCTAGCTTAGCCAAAGCTGGAATTGAATTACCATCGAATGCTTTAGGAATTTTCTCAAAACGTACAAAGACCCAGCCAATATCTATAGTCCTAAAGCTTGAAAATGAAGAACTCTGCACGCTGCAATTTAACCTTGATGACATCAACAACCCTGACAAGACCACCACACACATTGTTGGGTCAACTGTTGAATCTCTACTAAACCAAATTCCTCTAATAAAAACAGTGCAAAATAAAATCTAAAAAAAAACTACATCCAGAGAAGTCGTTAAATTCAGTGCAAAATAAAGGGCAAATCAAGTTCAACTCGGTTTGCCCTTAAAAATTTCATCAAACTACTGCTACCACTGGCTTTCATCTCACTTCATCCCACTCATTCCCGGATCTTCCCACATCCCTCCAGTGCAGAATCAATTAATAAGTCACACATAGGGATACATGGCATGTATCCTAGTCTGTATCCCCTGTATTTTATTGAACTGGAAGGGATACAAAGATGAAAAGATTAGATATTAAACGCCGCCCAGTAGCCGATACAGTATTGGCTACTCTTGAACCTGAAACTAAGGAATATCGTGAGTTAGATAGTAGTGGTCTATATTTTAGAGTTAAGCCTGATGGCAAATGGTCATGGTTATTCAGATATAAAAAAGCTGCTGGCAAATTGTCATGGTTAGGTATTGGGACTTATCCTGAGCTATCAGGCAAAGGAGCAAGAAAGAAAGCTGCTGAGATAGTCCAAGATATTTCACACGGCGATAACCCCATCATTACTAAGCAAGAACGAAAACGCCAAGAGCTTGAGCTGAATAATGCTACGTTTGAAGTATTGGCTAGGGAATGGCTAGATACAAAGTTAAATGCTTGGGTACATGACACCATGACCCGAAATAAAGGTGCATTAGAAAAACATATCTTTCCTGTGTTTGGTAAACGCTTATACACCAATATTAAACCGATTGAATGGATGAACCATTTAAAAGGGATTCAGCAGCAGCATGGTATTTACGAGCAAGTGAATCGAGTTCGAGCCATGTGTCGTGATATTTACGACTATTCAAAGCTGAATAGCCACTGATTTTGTATGGTTTTATTAAAAATGATATGTTTATTTGCTTAATTTAATTGATGGCACGGCACTCCACCAAAATTCTTAAAAACAATCCAAGCCTAAACGTCTGGCTTTTTTTTATACTCATAAAAAAATCCCGCCATGAAGACGGGAATTTTTAAGATGCTAAACTAAACTGTTACCAGCTTAATGCACCACCCGTTTGATAATCGGTTACGCGTGTTTCAAAGAAGTTTTTCTCTTTACGTAAGTCCATCATTTCAGACATCCATTGGAATGGATTGGTCACGCCTGCAAATTGTTCAGGTAAGCCCAATTGAGCCAAACGACGGTTTGCAATGAATTTTAAGTATTCTTCCATCATTGCAGCGTTCATACCCAACACGCCGCGTGGCATAGTGTCTTTGGCATATTCAATTTCAAGCATGGTACCTTCAAGAATCATTTGGATGATTTCTTGTTGGAATTCTGCTGTCCATAACTGTGGGTTTTCGTTCTTGATTTGGTTAATCATGTCGATACCAAAGTTCAAGTGCATTGATTCATCACGTAAGATGTATTGGAATTGCTCGGCAACACCATTCATCTTATTACGACGACCCATCGACAAAATTTGGCTAAAACCACAGTAGAAGAAGATCCCTTCTAATACACAGTAGAACGCGATCAAGTTGCGCAGCAAAATTTGATCGTTTTCAGGTGTACCAGTTTTAAAGGTCGGATCAGTTAAAGACTGGGTGTACTTTAAGCCCCATGCCGCTTTACGTGCCACCGATGGCACTTCGCGGTACATGTTAAAGACTTCGCCTTCGTCCATACCCAAAGATTCGATACAGTATTGGTAAGCATGGGTGTGAATTGCTTCTTCAAATGCTTGACGCAATAAGTATTGACGACATTCAGGGTTGGTAATGTGACGGTAGATGGCAAGTACCAAGTTATTGGCAACCAAAGAATCGGCGGTCGAGAAAAAGCCCAATGAGCGCATGACAATGGTACGTTCATCTTCAGTTAAGCCATCTTCTGATTTCCACAAGGCGATGTCGTGGTTCATGTTGACTTCTTGTGGCATCCAGTGGTTAGCACAACCATCTAGATACTTTTGCCAAGCCCATTCGTATTTAAATGGAACCAACTGGTTTAAGTCAGCACGACAGTTGATCATGGCTTTGTCGTCAACTTGAACACGCTGCGCACCCATCTCAAGTTCTTCAAGACCCGGTGCTACATCTAAGTTATTTAGAGCGTGAGATGCTCTTGCCAGCGGATCGGTTGAATCTGCTGCGGCTCCACGATAGGTTGTAGCGGGTTGTGGTGCTGCCACATTCTTCTGTGGCTGCTCTGTATGAGATACCACTTGCGAATCAACCGCTTTTTGCGGTTGGACGGGCGTAGGCTGCTGTTCAGGTGCAGCCGATTTTTGCGAATCATCTTCGAAATCGTCCCAACTCAGGATAGACATATCATACTCTCTTAAAGTTGCAATTTTTTAAAAATCAGTAGCAGGTCTAAAACTAATACTGACTTTTATAGCAATATTATTCATTACTACAATCACACCGCATACTATGAAGAGTAAACAGTTTAATGGAATGGAGTAATTTCCTATCTGTAACGATTCTTCAATCAGTAAGTAATAAAATACCCATTGCAAGAAGGTAATCGCTTTAAATCTATAACTGGACTTAAACAAATAAGGTAACGCTAATGGATTATTAAGTAGGGATAATGGAAAAAAGATAATCATTATTCCTGTAAAAATCCATAAAAAAGCAAAAGCTACCTCACAGCGTCTTGACTCATTCATGTGTAGCACTCTTAATTATTAATCGAACAAAATCTTTATTTAGATCAGTTAGATATAGCAACGTCTTGAAAAATATCTCTTTAAAACAGGTAGTTATAAGAGGTTGACGTTGACAGAGTTTTACGACACAATAGCGTCCAATATATGTTGGCTCTGTCAACTAAGAATCAACGCTGTTGGCGCAGTTTTGATTCTGTAACAAACCTCTGCATTAGCAGGGGTTTTTTATTGTCTATGTTTTTTGTTGCGTACTTTAATTAAAAAATATGCCACAGGTACATAAAATAAAACGACAAAGGAAATAATCAGGGCAGCAAGTCCTAACATATAGTTGGGGGTCATGGTTTCCATAAAAATATCCTTTTGTTGTTTTTAAATTATTCTGTACCCCCGAAGTTCCTCTTAAAAAAGAGGAACTTGCTACCACCTTAAATGCAGGCTAGGGGGATTAGAAACTCACCAATTATTGGCAAGCCTCACAATCAGGATTATCAATTGAACATGCTTGTGGCACTGGTGCTGCTTGCGCAAAACCATCTTCTTCTACCGCAGCAGGTTTCGCTTCTACAGGTGCAGCTGTTGGAGCAATCGTAGATTTCACAGCGTTTAATGCGCCAGTATTAATCGTCGATTTCTCAGCAGAGGTTGCACCTAAAGCACGTAGATAGTAAGTGGTTTTTAGACCACGTAACCACGCCATTTTATAGGTAATGTCAAGTTTCTTACCGTTTGCACCTGAGATGTAAAGGTTAAGCGATTGTGCTTGGTCAATCCATTTTTGACGACGAGATGCTGCATCTACAATCCAACGTGGCTCAACTTCAAACGCTGTGGCAAAGATCGCTTTTAACTCTTCAGGGATACGAGAAATTTTCTGTACCGAACCTTCAAAGTGTTTAAGATCATTCACCATTACCGAATCCCAAAGACCGCGATCTTTTAACGCACGGACTAAGTACGGGTTGATCACTGTGAATTCACCAGACAGGTTAGATTTCACATATAAGTTTTGGAAGGTAGGTTCAATTGATTGCGACACGCCACAAATGTTTGAAATGGTAGCTGTTGGTGCAATTGCCATCACATTTGAGTTACGCATACCGTCTTTTTGAACTTTGGCACGTAAAGTATCCCAGTCCAAACGTTGTGTACGGTCAACTTCAAACATGCCTTCAGGACGTGTTTTTGCCACAAGATTCAGTGAGTCAATTGGTAAAATACCTTGATCCCATAATGAACCTTTAAATGTTTCGTATGTGCCACGTTCAAGCGCTAAATCGCTAGAGGTTTGAATCGCATAGTACGAAATCACTTCCATTGATTCATCGGCAAAGTTTACAGCTGCATCAGAACCATACGCCATACCCATCTCGTAGAGTGCATCTTGGAAGCCCATGATACCCATACCGACAGGACGGTGTTTTAAGTTTGAATTACGTGCTTGTGGTACAGCGTAGTAGTTAATGTCAATCACGTTATCAAGCATACGCACTGCTGTTTTTACCGTGCGCGCTAATTTTTCGCGATCGAGCACACCACCTTGAACGTGTTGTACTAAGTTAATTGAACCTAAGTTACAGACCGCGATTTCGTCTTGGTTGGTGTTTAAGGTAATTTCAGTACACAAGTTTGATGAATGCACCACGCCTACGTGTTGTTGTGGCGAACGTAAGTTACATACGTCTTTAAACGTGATCCACGGGTGACCTGTTTCAAATAGCATCGACAACATTTTTCGCCATAAGTCTTTCGCACGAATGACTTTATGTAGCATGTTGCTTTCTTTAGCAATGCCTTCGTAGTAAGCATAACGCTCAGCAAATTCTAAACCAGTCAAATCATGCAAATCTGGTGTTTCAGACGGCGTGAACAGTGTCCATTCTTTGTCTTCAATGACACGTTGCATAAACAAGTCAGGAACCCAGTTGGCTGTGTTCATGTCATGGGTACGACGACGATCATCACCAGTGTTTTTACGAAGTTCTAAGAATTCTTCAATGTCTAAGTGCCACGTTTCAAGGTAGGCACAGACTGCACCTTTACGCTTACCACCTTGGTTGACAGCAACTGCGGTATCATTCGCCACTTTTAAGAACGGTACCACACCTTGTGATTTACCATTCGTGCCTTTGATATACGAGTTTAAAGCACGTACTGGTGTCCAGTCGTTACCTAAACCGCCTGCCCATTTTGACAACATGGCGTTATCACGCATTGCGCCATAGATGTTGTAAAGATCATCGGCAATAGTGGTTAAGTAGCAGCTTGATAACTGTGGACGTAGCGTACCTGAGTTAAATAGGGTTGGTGTAGACGCCATGTAGTCGAAGCTAGAGAGTAAGTTATAGAACTCAATCGCACGGTCTTCGCGGTTTTGTTCGTTTAAGCTTAAGCCCATCGACACACGCATAAAGAACAATTGCGGTAATTCAAAACGTACGCCATCTGAATGGATGAAGTAACGGTCAAATAAAGTTTGTAGACCTAAGTAGGTAAATTGGTTTGAGCGTTCTGGTTTGATCGCAGCTGCCAATTTTACAAGGTCAAAGTTCAATAATTCTGGTGATAATAGGTCAAGCTCGATGCCTTTCTTTAAGAAAGTCTCTAAAGCATCACCTTCAGCAGTGTTGCTTGCTAAATCTAAGAACTCAAGACCTGTTGCCACCAAGTTGTCACGTAGTAAACGTGCAGTCACGTAAGTGTAGTTTGGTTCTTGTTCAATACGGGTACGGGTCGCCATCATCATTGTGGTTGAGATGTCAGTTGCTTTGACCCCGTTGTATAAGTTCTTAACGGTTTCATCGACAATGGCTTGAACATCAATGCCTTCTAAGCCTTCAGCAGCAGTTGCAATCGTCGCGGTTAATTCGTTTAAATCTAGCGGTGTTAACTGACCGTTTTGACCTAAAATTTGTAAGGTTGGATGATGATGAGCATGGGTCGCTTTACGCGCTTCGGCACGTTGTTCGCGATAAATTACGTAAGCACGCGCCACTTTTTGTTCGCCTGTACGCATCAGTGCCAATTCAACTTGATCTTGAATCTCTTCAATATGGATCGTGCCACCTGATGGTAAACGACGTTTGAAGGTATTGAGCACCATATCGGTCAATTGCGCGATACGATCATGAATACGGCT